GTCGATGACGGTAAACAGCGCCGGGACTTTGTCCGGCTCCCAGCCCTCCTGTGTCGTGTGGGCCTGTGTCACGCGATAGAGCCTGTCTGCATAGACCAGCCGGTCGTTGACCTCCACGGACATTCCTGCCGCCCAGCGGTCATACAGCTCCTTTGCCTTCACGGCGTCCGCATCCGTCAGGCTGGCCGAAGCCTTGACGATATAGGGCCGCAGCTGTCTTGCGCGTTCTGTCTGCGTCATTCGCTCACCCCCAGTAAAATATTGATCGCGTTCTCCGCGTCTGTCAGTGGGATCGCCGCGCCCATTTCCTCATAGATGCCCTCTGGTTCTGTGCCTTTCAACGTGTGACCGGCGAGATGAAACACTGTGTCCCGGAGCATCTGCTGCTCCGTGCCGTCCTCGTTTTCTGTCGTAACTGCCATCTTCGCACAGAAGCCGTCCGCTTCGCTCTTTTCACATAGGATATAAAACCCGTCCGGATGATAGCGAATGGGGACGACACTGTCTGCGTATCTGGCAAAAATATTTTTGCTTGCAATTCTGTACATATTCGTTCTTGCTCCTTTCTGGATTAAAAGCAGAAGCCGAAGGCCACGCCACCGGCACCGCTGGCGTGGTAAGCGTTCGCGGTGCCGTTGCTGTTGACCAGGCAGAAATACGTGGAGGAGGTGTCAAGCGGCGAGCGCTCCCACCAGTAGTCTGCAGAGCCGTTCCGCTTCTTGACCTTGCTGTTGCCCGCCTTATAGTAGTCATACTGCGTGCCTTCGCCTGCCGCCGAGTAGCTGGTCGATCCGAAGATTTCGACCTCGCTGAGCAAAAACAGCTTGTCCGACACCGTCTCGATCGTCGAGCTTGCGCCGCCCACGGATGCCTTCTTGCTCACCTCGCGGATGCCGTTCTGTACCTCCGTAGGCATGAGCGCCAGAATCGCAGGCAGATGCGTCGTGCGCATTGCGCTGTTCTTCCAGCCGCCGGAGTTCGTGTCCGAGCTGTTCATAGCCTCTGTGGCGGCGTAGCAGTCGTGCAGCTGGAAGGTCAGCGGTGCCTTCCCGCCTGCGGTGTAGGCGTCGTGGTTCTTGCCGATGATGTCCACCTGATAGCTCGCGCCGTTGATGGTCATCGTCTTGCTGTTGCCCACCACCCATGTGCTCGGCACGCTGCCAGAATGACACGCCGCGATGATGGAAGCCCAACTGTTGTTCGCAAAGTTGTCATTCAGGAAGCTCAATGTCAGCGCGTAGGAGGTCGTGGAGGACACAACATTGACGGAGCCACTCGTCGTCTGCCCGTTCTTTGTGGCGACGATTGTATATGTGCCGGTTTCCGTTACGGTAAATACTACCGTTCCTGTGCTGGTTTTCGTCTGTAAGGTCGTGCCGTTCTTCTTCAGTACGACGGACGCGCCGGATTCGACCGTTACCGTGATCGTCGCGCTAAAGAACGTCAGCGACGTTGTATAGCTATCCGTAAACGTGACGCTTTTCGTATCGGACGTTTTCCCGTTCAGTGTCGCCTTGACGCTCCATGTACCGGCCTCCGGAACAGTCAGCGTACACGTTCCATTGACCGATGTGCCGGAAACAGACAGACTTCCCTTCGTAGCAGTAACGGTTGCACCAGAGTCCACAGACACGACGATCTTCAATTCCGTGCCGGTCTGAATCGCCTGAATGGCCGTCACAAATCCGTCCGGGTATACAAGCAAATCCGATGTGCCGCCCTTCTCCCGGATAGCTGACGCAACCTTTGTCAGGTCGGTTGTATTTGTCAAAAGCTCTGCCATCAGAAGCTACCTCCATTCGCGTTTGCGATCTCTACAGCCGCCCATGTGCCGGACACAACACGCAGGAATTTTCCATTGTCCGAAGTAGTGACCGTGGGCAGCTCCTTCGTGCCCCATGCGACCTTGTTGTTTTGAACGTCAGACACCGCCTGATCGATCTCTGCGCCGGTGTGCGCGCTATTGTATTGGTCTGCCATAAAATCACTCCTTCATGCAGAGAAATTCCCTGCCGTCTGCCGTCAGCATGGTCTTGGTCGTGCCGGACGGCACAAAACCATAGTTATCATTCCAGCTTCCGTCCGCGCCCTGTGCGTAGAGGGAGATTCGATATTCTCCATCACCGCTCAAGAGAAAATCGTCGTAGACCTCAAAGGTTCGCTCCGTCCCCGCCGGGGTCTGGGAAAAGGACGCAATGAGCGCCCCTTTCCCTCGCCCCCAGTCCTCGCCGGTTTTTGTCGCGCGGCATTCAAAGGCCGTGTAGGCGATGTCCGACGAGAATTTAACGGTGATGGAATCGTACCCGGAGACTGCCGAAATCTTATTCCCCGTGATGGTGAACGTCAGTCCCGGCGCGGCCATTATGCCACGCTCCAAGTCCCGGCAGCGTTCTTCACAAAGACCTTGATGATCTTCGTGCCGTCGCCGGAGGATGCCGTCGCAAGGTCAGCGCCCTTGATGGTGACATCAATCGCTGTGGCCTTCTTGTAGCCGCCCTTGCTGCCGCTGGTGTTTGTGGAGCCGCCAGTGGTCGGGATCTGCGTGCCGGCGTCGTGGAGGCTGCTGGTGCTCGGCACGACACGCACAGTGTATTCCTCGAAGTCCACGTCGCAGGTGAAGGAGAACGCGCAGGTGTCGAAGCCGGTAACTTTGGAGATCCTGGTCTTGTCGGGGCCAGTGATCGTGACCACCGGAACCGCAGTGTTGACCGTGATGGAAGCTGTGACCGCAGCCGTTTCGTTGCCGACGTCGTCCCGCACCTTGATATGTACGGTTTTCAGTCCATCGCCTTCCGTCAGGATGATGGACTTGCTGGCCGCGAAGGTTTCCCACGATGCATCCTCTTCCGTTGCAGCCGCTTTGATGCCCCAGATCTTCATCTGGTAGCCGGTCTTGGCTTCATCCGTCAGCGTGATCGTTGCGGTGACGGTGTTGCTGGTTGCATACGTCGCGCCGCTGTTGAGCTTCAGTGTCAACCCAGACGGTGCAAGAGTATCAAGAATTAGATTGAAAAAACTTGCCATAGGTTATGCCCCTTTCTTTTCGCTCAGTTCGATGTATAAATATCCGCCCGGGCGGGTATAGATGGGGTCTTCGCCGATGCAGGCATTCTTGATGCCCATCTCACCGACAAACAACTCCTTGAGCTGTTCTTCTCCGACTGTGATCATTCCGTCACCCCCGAATCAGATACAGTGTCTTCGCGTCCTTGACGGCCAGCGCGTCATATTCCGCCCGGTCGAGGACTGCAATAATGTTGATCTGCGCGGATGAGACGTTGCCGCCGCCACTGCCGCCGGGTGACACCCGCAAGGGCGGCAGGTTGAATTGGATATTCGGCTTCCCGCCGATATCAAAGCGGATCATCACAGCACCACCTTACTGATGGAATCGCTTACGCGGATGCCCTCAATGCTGGTACCGATGACAACCGGCTCCGCGCCGGCGAATTTGATGCGAATCTGGACGGCCTGAGAAGCGCTTTTGAACTGAAAGGTTTCCTCCTGCGTCAGAGGGAACAGGAAGTTTCCGTCTGTGTCCGTCGTGACCTCGCCGGGGTAGATTTTGCGCAGCTTCCCAACGATGAACTCGATCATCTCAATCTTGGATAGGTCGAGCGGTTGGCCGTCCTGCGTCCCAGTAAATACAATGGCGTACTGGTCGCCTTGCATGATTTTTAGGCTCATAGCTACCTCCTTACTTTGGCTTGCCGACCTTGCACAGCACCACATAGCTGCCGCTGACGCGGGCGATCAGGACGCGGTTGCCCGCAGCGAAGGTGATGTCCGGATTGCAGCGGTAGTGCTTCGCAGTTGCCTCGGTCTGGCCGGGGAAGATCAGCGAGACGCCGTCCGTGTACTTCGCGCCGATGGTCGCCAGCGAGAGCAGCGGCGATTCCTGCGGGCTCTCCAGCGTGGCCGTAAACAGATCCATCATGCAATCACCGTCCTTTTTGCTGTGTGCTGCATCATCTGGCCGGCGGCCAGGGTCAGCGACCAGCCGGTCTCCTCGTAGATTCCAGCCAGTTCCGGGTCGTCGATGGAGATGATGTCCCCGACGCCGTGGCCCGGCTCGTTGAGTGTCTGAAATGTGATGGTTCGTGCCGCTAACATGGATTCATTCCGGGCGCGGTCTGCGGCGGCCTGAAGCTCATCCTGGCTCGCAATGTTGTCCACACGCTGCACATCCACAATGCGCATTTTGCGTTTGAACGTGGACGTGCTGGACGTCGGGGACTCGTTGACCGCCGTGGCCACCATGTCGGCGTCGAGATCTGGGTTGCTGCAGATTCGGACAAAGACGTTCGGCGCGTTGAAAATGTCCGTCTCGTCGTTGTGATCCGGCCCGATCGGCTGCGCGTGGACGACGTCGGTATCGGAATAGGCATGATCGATGCGGTCGGCGCTGGGCTGTTCATACGGCTCCAAATGCGCGATGCCGCTGCCGTCGAACCACACGTCGCTGTAATTGATCTCGGCCAGCAGCTGATTGATAATAGCGAGGTAGGTCGTACCGATCTCCCAATCCTCGCGGTCGGTCTGGAGCGTGGCTGTGGACGGAGCCGCAATGACCAGCCCGATCCCGGCCTCCGTGAGCATCTGGCGGATCTTCGTAATGTAGGACGTACCGGCGGCAATGTGCAGGATGTTCTCCGTGCGCTGGTTTTGCAGCCGCCAGCAGCGGTCGTATGCCTCGATCTGGACGACCGTGTTGTAGCGGTCGGTCGCGCGGCTCGGAGTCGCCGTCTGGAAGACGCCCAGCGGCGTCTCCACGCCGTTCAGCCGCATGACGGGCTGCAGCTCGTCTGACAGCAGATCGACCGTGTCGGGCACGTAGAACCGCCCGGAGAAGCTGCCTTTGATCTCGGCGTCCTTGTTGACCATGATATTGGGGTTGTCGCCGCTGCGCCAATGGAGCCGGGCAAACTCGGCTCCGTTGCGCAGGACGTTGACGTGGTAGGAGACGTCACGAATCAATGTTGATCTCCTCCTTTCGGTCGATCTGTTCGATGGTAAAGCTGTAAGTGCTGAAGAAATCGTCAGAGTTTTCCGTGATGCTGGCCGGGTAGCCGATGGTCATGTTGCCCTCCGGCGTCTTGCAGCAGGTCGGGTGTCCGAGCAGTGCCCTGAGAGACTGCCGCTCCGCGTCGTCCGCGCAGACGCAGGTGATCCGCAGCGCGCGGGACTTAAATTCGCTTCGCTCCGCGACCGGGTAGGTGTGCCCGGAGAGCTGGACATATTGGATGTCCTGGGACAGGCTCAGACCCGTGCTGCGGTGTGCCGAAGAATCATAGAGGAAATGCAGCCATTCGCCGCGCTCCATGTCGTAGAGTCGGACTTTGTCTGTGCCGACCGTGACCTCCACGGCCTCGGACAGACTGTAATTGTCGCTGTTGTCGTAGCAGCCGCGCACCTGATAGCGCACAACACCAATGCTGGCTGCATCGGTGTAGCTCGGTTCCGTGACCTTTGCGATAGCCACTCCATTCCGATAGACCAGATAGTAGTCAAAGCTGCCCGGCGTCCAGCTGAGCGCCGCCTCAATGCCGCCCTCGGCGGTCAGCGTGATCGCGCCGCCCGGTACGTTTGTGACCGGAAGCGCCGCCGTGCCCCACGGTGACCAAAAGCCGTATTCGTTCTGCACACGGACGCGCACCGTGTAGCTGCCGTCAGCCAGATAGAACGGTGCCTTCCACGTCTTCCCGGTGCCGAAGCGCGTACCGGAGGTATAGACGCCGTCGATCTCGACTTGGTAGGCTTGCTGTTCATCCGCTTGCCAGCGGATCTCCGGGCGCGGCTCTGTGGACACGATAGACACGGGCGGTGTTGCAGGGGCAGCCAGCACAATAAACTGTGTGGCAGCGCTCCATGCGCCCGCAGCACCCTTGGAATTGTACGTCCGCACGCGCCAGTATTTTGTGCCGGAGGTAAACGTCCCGGCAGGAGCCGTCCATGTGTTGGCTGCACCGGTGACGGTTGCCAGCGCCGTCCATGTGCTGCCGTCCGTGCTCTGCTGCAATTCGGCCTTCGTTTGGGCCGTGCCGGTCGAAATGACATGTTCCCATTTGAATACGTTGTCGGACGATCCGTCGAGGACTGCCCGGTCAGGAGCAACCGCAACGGCTGTGGATTCCACATCGGTCAGCGAGAGCGTCATCCAATCGGAGGTCGTGGTGACGCCGCTGTTCGCGGTCACGCTGAGCTGCCACTGGATGCTGTCGCCGGAAAAAGTATTTGCCGGGATGGTGATGGAGGTGGCCGTGCCGGGCACGTCGATTTCTTTGACCGTGTCGGATGCAGATTTGCGCCAGCGGAACTTTGCAGACGTGCGAGAAATCTCCGCATAGCAGGTTCCGCTTGCAGCTTCTTTCCATGAAAATACATTGCTGTTTGCAGCAACAATTGACCCGTTCGATGGTGCAGCATTAGATATTGTTAGTCCAATAATTTCATCGCCAATACTGACCTCCAAGTAAGGAGGGTTCGCGCTTCTCGATGATTGCACTGCATACCATGATGAGACATCGGTCATCAAACCACATCTCAAAATTTTAGAAAAACTATTAAATGCATCAACCCATGATTTTGAATCATATCCGGTTTTATACAAATACAGGGAATAACTACTGCCGCCTATACGCCCGGGTGCATTTTGGTAATTTAATGTGCTAGCATCGAATGATTTACTTATCGGATCAACGCTTCCGACGGTCTCGGTGTGAGCGGGAGAATACAGCGAGCGATAGTACAGATACGATATGATTGTTTCAACCTTCTGAAATTGATATGCGGCAGGAATTGGCTGAAATGAGACATACATTTTGTAAAATGCTCTATTATTAAGCGCATCAGATGAATATTCTGTCTCTGTGTTAAAGGTAGTCGTTGGTTGAGAATACAGTGTTGCCGCAGACTGCACCGCTTGGAGCGTTAGCGTTGTACTCATCCCGTTGCACCTCCCATTCGAACCACTCTGCGGCGCTCCTGCACGATGCGGAGGATGTCCTCAAATTCCCGAACCGTGTGGGCGTCGATCGTGATGTTGTAAGTATCGCCGCCGGTCTGGCGCGTTTCCTGCGCGGTCAGGATGCGCGTGCCCTGCGGCAGGATCGCGGTCTCCGCGCCGTGCTCGCTCAGCAGCGTCCGCCCACCGGGAAACCAGTCTGTGCCGCTGGCGTTTCGAGTGTAACCCATGGCCTGTTTCCATGCCTCGAATGAGCCGACAACGCCTCCAGCGTTCAGTTCTGACTCCCACTGTTCGCGCAGGTATGCATCACGGTTACCGTAATACTTGCCGTTGGCGTAGTACGCGCCGTATCCGGCTGCGTTTGTGGCGGCGTTGGTGTCAGCACCTTCCCACTGTGCCCAAAGGCGTTGTTGGTTGCTCGGCTGATTCTTGTTCATGCCAAGTCCTGTGCCGATTTTCGTAAACCCACTAGCCCATTTGTCGAAATGCCAGAGAGGTGTTGTGGCCAAAGTGACAAGGCCGGAAATCACTTGAAGTGTGTCAGCAATCAGCGCGATGACCTCCGACAGAGGCCGCAACGCCTTCGTGAGATTCGGAACAGCTCCATTGGCCAAGTCATCTGTCGGTGCGATGATGTTTCCAACTGTCTCAAGCAGCATGCCAAAAGAATCCACCAAGCCGGATTCCTTCATTGCCTGCCCGCCGTCCTTGATGAGCTTCGTGATCTTTTCATAAAATTCCGTGAGGTACGGGGCAAACTCGGCAGAGAGCTGATTTTTCGCGCTCTCCTGCGATTTTTGCAGGCGCTGATATGCGTCGTCTACCTCCGTCAGAGCCGTCAGCGCCTCGTTGTCCAGAACATAGCCCATATCATGCGCCTCGTCGGCGTACTTTTTCAGCGCGCCGCTGCCTGCATCAATCAGTGGGTTCAATTCTTGCGCAGACTCGGACATGAGATCCATGGCCAGCGCGTCCCGCTCCGTGCGATTCTCCATCTGGCCGAGCGCGTCGATCGTGTCGTAAAAGACATCCTCCGCGCTGCGCAGATTGCCGTTTGCGTCCGTGATGGACACGCCAAGCTTGGCATAGGCTGCCGCCGTGGCCTCATTTCCGTCCCGCGCCTCCTGCATCTTATTGGTGGTTTCTTTCAGACTGTCCCGGATGCGGTCGGACGAGACGCCGATCATCTCGGCGGCATAATCGAACTCCTGAAGGCTCTCCACTGACTGCCCCGTGACGCTGGAAAACGTCTTGATTTCCTTGGCATATTCAGCACTTTTCTTCGTCATGGAGATCAGAGCCTTTTCGGTCTTGACCACCGCAGCGACCACAAGGCCAAGGCCGGTCACGGCCAGAGCCGCACCTGCATGGATGCCGTTGAGAGATTCCACGGCCTTCTGGGCGCCCTCCGGAAGCTGGATGCCGAACTTCCCGGCCACATCCGTCAGCGCGTCACCAAGGCCGCGGACAACCTCGTCGTTGCCGGAGAACTCCTCCTTGAGATTGGCAAACAGGCCTTTGATGCCGCCGCCCTGTTCCTTGGTGTCGGACAGCGCCTTTTTCAGCTTTCCAAAGGCGGTCGTCGTGCCGTCTGTCTCTTTCTGGGCCTTTTGGAGCGCGTCCTCGTTGTCCTTTAATGCACGCTCCATCTTGACCAATTCGGCCTGTGCGTTGTTGAGCTGCGTTTTCCAGCGATTGGTGCGCTCATCGGCTTCGCCGTAGGCGGAGGCCGAGGACTGGAGTGCCTTTTCGATCTGCTCGATTTTTTCCTTCTGCGTCAGGATTGTGCGGTCGAGGATGTCGTTTTTCTTGGTCAGTGCTTCGACGCTGTCCGCGTTATCCCGAAACTGCTCGGACGCGAGATTCAGTTCGGATTTCAGGACGTTCAGGCCGCTCTTGATCTCGGCCAGCGCAGCCTTGTATTCCCGCTCGCCGTCCAGTTTGATTTTTGAGTTGATACTCGGGGCAGCCATCAACCGCCACCTCCCATCAGATATGCCGACAACGACAAGCGGGCGGGCTTCTCCGTCTCCGCAGGAGACTCAGAAACGACACGCCGGCCCGGTGCGCCCATGAGCTTGAAAAACTCACGGTAAAGCGCTACGCACCGCGCCGGCGTCATTGTCCGCCAGAAAACGGCCTCGTCGTTATGCAGGACATTGATCCAGATATTCAGATACCAAGCGAAGTTCAGGCCGTCGCTGCCGCTTCCTTGGTCTCCACGTTTTTTGTTTCTTCTTCGGTCGACTCCGCCTCGTCATCGTCCGGAGCCAAGACCGCTGCGAACAGCAGGCCGAACACATCGCCCTGGATGCGGCGGAACTCCTTCCAGCTCACCACACGGCCGATCTCGCGATCCGTGACGGAGAGATCCAGCCCGGCAGCGTTCGCGGCCTCGTTGACCAGCGCCGCGAGCAGCCGCGTGAAATTCCGGAAGGAACGCTTCTCATCAAGCATCTCATCCAGTTCGCCGGCCGCCTGAAGATCTGCCAGCACGTTGAAATTGCAGCAGAGCTGGAGCGTGTGGCCGCCATACTCAAACGGCAGCATTTTCAAACGGAGATCCATGGTTTATCCTCCCTCAGTGACTACGGTCGGTTCCGTCGTGAAGCAGGCGTCGAGCCATGCAATGGCCTCGGCCTCGGTGTCAAACGAGTCCCACTCCATCAAGTGGCCTGCGTCATCGACCAGCGCTTCGCCGGAGGTCGTCGGCGTCTGGAAGTTGATCTGCTCGCCCATGGTCTGGAGCGTCTTGCTGGGCGGGCCGAACAGCGTCTTGTGGACGAAGATGGCCGTGAACTTCTCCACGCCGTCGATCATATCCGGCGCATAGAATCCGCTGCCGACGTACTGTCCGGTCGAGGTCTTGCCGTAGGCCATGCTCTTCACGGTCTTGGGCGAGCCGGAACCGACCGAACGGCTCAGCTCATACGCTTTGAAAAGCAGCTTCTGCGTCTCGTCCGGGATATACTTCACGCCCTGACTGACTGTCAGGCCCGTGACCTTCTTCATGTACTCGGCCAGCGCGGACTCGGCATAGAGACGCCCCTCCGCGAACTTGAGTTCGAGGTTGGCCGTCATTGCGTCGCCCATGGACATCGGCGTGTCATAACTGATTTTCTTCTGCGTTTTGTCGTAATTGTATTTCGCGACCTTCATGCCGCGAAGATCAAATTCAGGCATGTCATTCTCCTTTCAGAATGTCGGCAGCGACGTCGGACATTTTGTCGTTGGCCTGCTGCCAGGTGTTGTGTACCGCGGTCGACCAGTAATAGTCTGCCGGGATCTTGCCGCCGGTTCGCCGGCCGTAGTTCAGCACGAAACCCTTTGTGCCGTACCGCTGCCCACGTTTGTCCTTCCCGTGGATCGTGACGAACATATACGGGACGCCGTTTTTGTCCTTCCGGACGACGCGGGCTTTTGTGATATGCCGCAGCGTCTCGCCGGTGCGCCGCTGTCGGCCGGGGCTGTTATGTCCGGACTCCACAAAGGCAGATTTTACAGAGGTCAGCATGACCTCGGAGCCGGCTGTCAGCATCCGCTTCACGTTCTCGTCGGTAAATAGATCGGCCTTATTCAGCTGCCGGATGGCCTCTTCAATGCCGTCGGTCTCCATCTGCGCCATCAGATCACCTCACAGGGAATGTCCGTGTAGTAGGTGGCTGTCTCGACGTCGTAGGAGTGCTCCGGCATCTGCATCGCGATATGCGCATCCGCCAAAGCCTTTGAGACTTCGGCGGGGAGCGTATCATCTTCGGTTTGCGTGGCCACGGTCACAACGGCCTGATAGATTGTGGCAAAGGGACGGCCGCTGGCATAGGCGTAACGCTCGCCGGTCGGCGTCCAGACCAGATAGCGGAGCAGCGGCTCACCGTCGTTTGTCGTCTCCGGGGCTTGCACTTTGTAGACCGCGTCCGGCAGGACGGTCTTGAGCGCGTTCTCAATTTTGGAATAGCTCATATTTCCCCTCCGGTTCCGCAAGGCTTAACGTGTTGATGTCGAGGCCGTCGGCATCCTGTTCGCGCTGCGCCTGGTCGATGCGATAGACGTGGCCGTCCTCCAGTGTGCAGTATTGGTCAGCCTCGATCGGTGCGTCGAAGACGCTGCGCGGCATGGACACCATGCGCACGAGCTTCTGCCCGGCCTGCTTCCCGGCGTAAAACCGGGAGGCGTACACCGTGCGCTCGCAGTAAAAGTGCTGGCTGACGGCTTTGAGCTTGCGCACGGCAGGAGACCGACCAGGGAGCAGCGTATAGATCGTCAAAATCTTGTCGTAGATCATCCGCCGTCCCTCATTTTCTCGTGGCACAGCCGGTCCTTGATCATGATGTCAAGATTCCGGGGGAGTGCCGCCCGCTCGGTGTTGCCGCGGGCACGATACATCCACGCGGCCACGGAGCCGACCAGCATGTCATCCTCGTCGCTGTCGTCCGCCAGCGTGATGCCGCGCCGGCGGACAAAGGATTCGGCTGTGGTCAGCAGACCGCGCATATAAAGCTCCTGTTGATCAGCGCACGACAAAATGCCAAGATCAACCTTCATGTAAGTCAGACGCAGGTCTGCTGACATCCCACAGCCTCCTCTCTTACGCCTTGGCGGTCACGCTGCCGGAGCCAACGGCCACGGCCTTGCCGTCCGCGTTGACCTCAACGACGGTGATGGTCGCGCCGGTCGTGGCGCTCTTGACGGTTTTATTCGCGGGCAGATCCGTCCAGCTCTTATCGATGGTCTCGCCGTTCGCCACAGGCACGGCCTGACCGCCGACCTGGTATTTCAGCGTGCCGGAGCCGTTGCCGGCCACCGTTACGGTGCTGTCGCCGGACGCGCCGGTGCCGGCTGCCGTCGTCACGATTAGAGTGCCGAGCGGATCGTTTGCGAGATTCGGCGCGAAGGAGATCGAGGTCGTGGGCGCGGTGTTGTGGAAGTTCACAAGCACGAACGCTTCGCCGCGTGCGGGCTTGCCGTCATAGCGGCCAATGGAGCGGTATACCGTCATATTGCGGAGGAAGAACGGGATATCAGACGACGCAATGGATGCGCCTTCGCGCTCCGACATGCGCATCAGACTGCCGAAGCCTCCGGCGATGTCGTTGTCGGCCATGAAGTCAAGTTCGATAATGTCGCCGCCGACGATCGGGAAGGTGTTATTGATGCCGGCAGTGATCGCAGCAGCAGAGTCAAATGCAAGGGCTTTTGCCATCAGCCGGATATGGGTCTTCCGGTTCATGACCCAGAACACACGGCCGTCCGAATACTTCGGGTCAGCAATGCCGAGCGCCTCAATCAGCGTGCCGAAGAACGCCGCGCCGGAAGTGGAGTCAATATCCAGTTTGAGGATATGGCTCGAATGCAGATCCTTAAAATCACCCTGGTCGTTATTCCACCACTCAGGCTGCGCAGAAGCAGCAAGACGGGTGATAAAACCGACCGGCATTTTTTTGCCTGTGCCGTAAACGATCGCCTTGTCCAGCCCGCGTGCGTTTGCTTCGCCCATGGCGTTGAGGATGCTGGTCAGGAGCTGGAGATCCGAGTCATCCTCAAGCACCGCGTTGGAGATGGCAATGTAGCCGGCGAGCATGTAGCCGTCCATTTCCAGCTGAGTAAAATCCATAACAATTTCGTTGATGTTTGCAAGCATCTCAGACCAGACGGCCTCGCAACCAGTTCCGGCGACATTCTGGCGAGCGTGCCCGCGGATGGCCTCACTGTGGACATACGGCCACAGTTTGGAGTTCTGGTAGGTCAGATCGCGCAGGATCTGCATGAACTCGGTCGGGATGCCAAGCTTAGCGCCAGTCACGCTGTTCTGCTGCGCACGGAGCTGGCGGACCCGCTGAAGGAACTCCTTTGTGCTGTCGCGGGTCAGCAGCGCGTCGCGCTCCTGATAGGTGAGGCCGAACCAACGGCGCTCCGGGTTGTTGATAGGCATGGAATGATTACTCCTTTCGGTGTTGGTGGTTCCGGTCGGCTCTGCCGCCGGGGGGTCAGCTGCGGGCGGCGTCTGCGCTTCTTCCAGACTGCGGATTTCTTCGTTAATCTCGTTGATCCGTTCCTGCACACGGGTGATGTCCGCGGCGTTCGCGCTGCGCTCCTGCTCAAAAGCATTCACAGCGGCCTCAACGACGCTGCGCTCCTCATCGGTCTGCGCCTCGGCGATGTCATGCTCCAGCTCCGCTTCGCGGGCCGCGAAGCCGTCGCGCGTGGTTTCGAGCGTCTGAAGCTCAGTCTGCAGCGGTGCAAGACGGCTCCGCAGCAGCAAAACTTTTAATGCCATTTACTATGTACCTCCCAGTTTCTTTTTCATGTCGCTGCGCCAGGCCTCGGCGCGGCGTTTTTCGATTTCGGCCAGATCCTGCTTGCGGGCGCTGACGGACGTTTCCGTGTAGGCCGGAAACGTACAGACAGACACCTCGTAGAGAGGATCGACCTCTTCGATTTCCCAGCGACATTTTCCGTCGCCGAGATCCACAAAGGTTTCGCGTTTGATGTCAAATCCAAACGAGCACTGGTCAACGTCACCCCGCTGGACGCGGGCGTAGAGGTTCATGGCGTCAACGTCGTCCCGATTGATTCTGATGCTGCCCCAGAGGCCCCGCTCATCCTGCCGCAGCGTCAGCGTTCCGGCCTTCGTCCGGCCGAGCACAAGACTGGAATCGTGGTTGATGAGCGCCCGGACATCTCCGGAGACGGAATTGGTAAAAGCGCCCGGCTTTACGATCTCGCTCGCGCCTTCCCAAAGCGGGTATTCGCTGTTGAAGACGGAGAAATAACCTTCGATGAACAAATCATCGTTGGCCGAGCGCGTCTGGAACTGCTGGGCTACGCAGCGCACCTGCCGCTGCTGGCGTTCATTCGGCATTGCCGTCGCCTCCTTCTAGTTTTTTCTGGTTGCCAATCATACCGCGAGGGATGTAGTTTTCGAGGATGACCAGCTCGTTCAGGCCCTTGCGCGGGCTGAGGCCGAGCCAATCGCGGGCCTCGTTGCCGTCCATCAGGCCGCGGATGTACTGATCGTCGGCCACGCTGGCCAGCTCCTGCAGAGTGTAGCTGTAAAGCCGGCGTGTGGACATCTGGAAATACATCTCCTCGGAGATCAGCAGTTTTCGCGTCAGTTCCTGGCAGATGATGTTGGAGATCGTGACTGCCGTGGTGCGGATCATGTGGTTGTGCTCCGCATCGGAATAACTGCCGACGCCAACCATATACGGCGTCACACCGACCAAGGAAGCAACCTCGCGTTTGTCCAGTTCCACGCTGTCCTTGATGGCGAGATCCGTCAAGCTCAGGGGCTTGACCTGCTGCACCTCCATCAGCTCTGCCGGGATCACCCACGGCTCGCCCGCGGAGCTGCCGGACATATACTGATCGACCAGCCGCTTGCGTCCCGCCTCATCAGCAAATTCATCGGCCAGCGCATCCACCTTGACGATCACGCTCGGCTTCCACTTGTCGGACATAAAGCCTTTTTTCGTGGCGGCCGCCTGCCGGAGATTCGAAGTCACGTCCCGGAGACTGATTCGCAGGCCGATTCCCTGCCAGGGCTGCGCCGGATCGGGCCAGCGTTTGAAATGGAGCACGCTGTCGGACGCATAGCGCCGTCCCTGCCACATGACATAGTAGGTCAGGCCGTTATCGTCGCTCAGCGCATACGCGCCTGGCATCGGCTCCAGCTCGCTCAGGAGGCCACGCTCCGTGTGCGGCAGGAGAAAGGCACTTCCGGTCGAGGTCGTCAGCATCGTCCAGACGATCCAGGAGATCAGATCCTTGCGCGTCCCGTGCCGCCACGGGGAAATGTCCATGAAGCGCGCCAGCTGATTGCGAACGCGGACGTCGCCGTCATCGGTGTTCCGCATGAGCTGGATCGTAGCGTTTGAGATAATATCAGCGAGGCCGCCGATGGCGGCAAGCACATCCGGACTGTCAATTAACCGGGTATAACCGGGAACGGCCAACGTATCAGCGTCGATCGCGCCGATTATCCATTTTTGCAGCGCTGGGTCCATCCCTCTGCGCTGCGGCTTCACTCTCAATCTGCATCACCGTCCTTGTCTTTCTTGTCATACCAGCCTGCCGCCTTATTGCTGGCGGTCAGATCTTCGAGATAAGCGCAAACCGCAAACACCGAGGCATCAAAAAGGTCGATGCGGAGGTTTGGCTCGATTTTTTGATACATGACCATGTCGTCAGCCTTCTCAATGCCGGCAACGTTCTGTACGCAGTATTCGTACGGCTCCGCGTGCATGTAGTAGAGCGCTCCTTTCTTGGCGCTGGCCTCCAGATAGCGAAAACCCTCGGACTTCCGTGTGAACAGCTGCGGCTGATCCTTGATTGGGAAGCGTTCCTTCTGCATCTCCACGAAATACTCGCGGCAGAATTTCCGGTCGTGGCCGATGCGGCGGATCTTAAACCCATCGGCGCGCAGTTTTTTGTACCATTGCACCACATCATGGTGATTTGTGACCTTGTCGTTGGTCATGTCCAGCCAGCCATCCTCTTGCCAGCCGAACAGTGGAATTTGATCCTGCTGCGCCTTGACGATGGCGGCCGGCCGTGGGAACCATGCGTGCGGAATGATAATGTCCACGCCCTTGTAGTGACCGAAAAGGCAACCGGCCGTCAGGTCGTGCAGCTTCGAAAGGTCTGTGCCGCCATACCAACGGATAGGCAGCTTCGCGAGTTGCCGATAGTTCCAGTCGTACTTCTCGTCGCTCTTGCGGAACTCTTGGATGTCAAACCATGCCTTGATCGCGTTCGTTGTGACGTTCAGCGATTTATTGAGGAACTCTGGCCGGAGCGCCGGGTTTTCGGCGGCCATGGCTGCGTCGTTGATCATGTCCTGCGGGCGAATGGAGTAGCCCCAGCCCGGCGAGGCTGCTTTCAGCACAGCCGGATTATGCAGGTCAACATCGCCGTTTTCCAATGTCGGCGCGGAGCAGAGGAAGCAGAAGATGCTGTCTGCCGCGTTGCCGGTGACGGTCCCGCGCAGGATTTTCCGGCAATAGTCCAAGTGGCCGAGCAAAAAGCCGCGGGCATTGGGGCCGTTGGAAGAGATGATGATGACCAATTTGTTGGTGTACGCCTTGGTTGCGTCCTTCAGGATCTGATATTGCTGCGGGCTTTTGTAGGTGTGGGCCTCGTCAGCGATGACGATGTTGCAGTTAAAGGAATCCTGTTTATCAGGATTCGCGGCAAGGGCGTTGATCGAGATCATGCCGTCGCCGATGTCCCCGGAAATAGACCGCTCCATGTTGTTGTCGATGATGCGCAGCCCCTGGTTTGGATCGTCTCGGACTGTTACGCCGAGGCGGTTGAAGTTGTATTTGAGGAAGTCAAAACCTTCGAGCGCCTGTTTCAAAGCGCCGCCAACCTCATAGACTTTAGAGCCGGAGGCACGCTCATACATGGCTAGCGCTCCGGCCAGAGAGGCCGCGAAGGTCGTCTTGACGTTTTTGCGGGGGATAAAGTCCACAGCTTCCTTGAAGCGCCGGATCTTTGTATCCGGCAGATAAAAACCCATCAGGTTGTAGACAATAAACTTGTGATAGGGGAGAAGCAGGAAGGGAGTACCGCGCAGCGGCGTCGCATCGAGGAATTCACCCTGCTGGTGGCAGAACATCGTCTCGATGATTGCGATGATGTCGTTGGCCGGCTCTGCGCGGAAATCCCACTTGCCGGAACCAAGATCCGCGACATACCGTTTGCAGGACAGGACAACGTCTTCGCACAGCCCGGACTCCCCAGAGAGCACCGACTCGACAAAGGCGTCGACGTCGCGCTGATACTGCGCGCCCTGCTCTACGGCGTGGTCGTGCGCTGCCGTGAGCAGCTGCTCGATCTTGCTGTTCCCGGCCGCGGTCGGCTGGAGCTTCGACCTAGCCTTGTTCAGGCCGGTCGGCGTCAAGCCGAGCTGATTGCGGAGTGACTGCACCGTCGCGCGCAGATCTTCAACCGCCGTCCAGTATGGGCTTTTGGCCGTGTACTCCGCGCCGGTCTTGTTGACCATGGTGCAGATCCGCTGCCCGCCCTGTTTCTTCCACTCTTTCTCTGCGCGGGAGAGTTCGCGTTCCGTCTTGGCCAGCTGCTTGATTGTCGGCTCAAATATCTCGTTGTAGGTTCCGACCAGTTCCATGTCCTTTCGGATCATGTCCTCTCTGGCCAAGTGCTCACCTCCCGCATGTCGGAGACTCTGCCAGGCCCGGCGGCTCCGGGCCCAGTTAGGAGGATCTGAAGAGGCAATGGCGGCGTTCCCAATGTCGCTGCTGCCTGGCACAGCCTCCGACCGTTCGCGCAGGCGCGTCGTTTGCGCCCGCACTGCATGATTCAATTTTCGCGCGCACCCGCGCGCCTCGGATCTCTTGCTTTACCCCCTCCGCCCGTTTTCCCGCCGTCGGAAAAGGGGGCCCACTCCGGTGCTTTTGTCAGAACGGCGGCGGCGCATCGGGAGGGGGGATCACTCGCCGCTGCCACGCGAGGCCGCGATCGGTCAGCTTGCCGGTCACGCGGTCGTGGAAGCTGTTGTGCGCTGCCTGACTCACAGCGATCAGATTCCAGCCGCACCATTGCCAGCCGGGGAAATCTTCCACCGGGTAGACGTGATGGGCAACGGTCGCCAGCTCGTTCCTGCCGAACCTTGCGGCCTCTCGGCATCGGTACTTGTCACGCCGGAGCACCGCGTCGCGCAGATGCAGCCAGCGTTTGCTTTTGTAATCCATGGACAAATAAAAAGCGCCATGACCTCACGACGGAGATCATGGCGCTCATGCCATCCGGCTATCACCTCGGGTGCAAAACAAAAGCGCCAAACGATCCTCCGTTTTCACGGTCAAATCATTTGGCGCTGGCACTAACTCGATGGTTTTGGCTCTGGCTCATATTCACGATCGACTCTCGCTTGCACAGCTTACAGTACAGCGGGAAGTCTGTCAGCACGGTCGTCGGCCGCACACGCTGCTGCGTCGGGCGCCCGCACAACGGGCAAATCAACTTCCCGTCTGCTGACACTAACAGTATATCACGCCGTTTCTCAGATTGCAAGTCCTTTTGTCGCTCCTTCCCAGTATTTATATATTGTTTCAAGTCAAAATATAGATATTAAGTTTGCAAAGCCGGGATTTCGAAATCGTAGGTCACAAAGGTTCCGTAACAGTTTTCGATACGTTCCGGGAACTTTCCACCCTCAAAGGCCGAAGCGCCTGGCGGCGGCGAGTAGTGCTCGCCCGGCGCAAGCTCAATGTCGTGACGCTCCGGCTGTACCAGTCCGAGACTTGGCGTCCACATCCGAGCGCCAACCCGGAGTTTGCCGGTCTTGCGCGGCTCCTTGGTCATGTACTGCGCGACGGCACGATAGCCGCCGAACTCCTCAATGGTCTGCACATCGACAAAGCCCTTGCCCCACAGCTCGCGGAATAATGCGATGTCGTTGCCCGGCGCGCGCTTGGTTACGAAGTGGTGATGGATGCGATGATCTCCGTGCAGACCCTCCATGACGTACACATAATCAAACGGAAGATCTTCTGCCCGGCGCGCCTGCCGCAGCTTGCGGAAGTAGGCCGGCTGATTCTTCCGAGCCGTCTCATAGTTCGGTGGAAGGAAGTCCTCGTCATAGGTCAGCGTCACGAACCAATCATCCAGTGCAAAGTTCGCGTAAAGCAGAAATTCCAACCGCATGCAGGCAGTCTTAATGTTTACGGCCTCCCGTACAAGGCTCGTCTCAAATTGCCGCGACGCCCGTGTCCGCTTTTGCTGCGGAGCCGCGGCCAGCTCAATGGCTCGGAACCGCGTCCCGGCCTGAAGCTCTATCACTCGACTCATGTTATCATCCCTTTCTTTGTGTGCCAGCCCGGAGATCCGGGCTGGCTATATCGTCCGGCTGATCCTCCCCGCCACGGCAATGGCATCCCGCGCGGGCAAAAGTCCAAATCATTCATGTATCCGACCGGATTGATACCGAGGCCTTGGCTAAATCACAGGATGCCAGATAAAAAGCGTTGGACAAATCTTCGAAAGATTGCGTAGCCCCCAGAGGCGGTGGAACCATAATCCGACGCAACGCTTCAGCGCAGAGTTTGTCGATGTTTGGGGCACCGGGTGTTTTGCGCATGATCCGGTTGGCTTCGTTTCGGCTGACCCCGTCGGCCATCAGCAATTTACAGCATCGTTTCCGCGTCATCTTCATAAACCTCCGTTTCTTCCGATTGCAGCGCGTCCAGCACAGCCTTTGAGCGGCGATACAGGCTCCGCGCCTTGAGCCAGACAACAACGCCCAGCGCGATCCACTCGATCAGCGCCAGCAGATTCAAAATATCAAGGATCATTTTCATTTCCTCCATCCATTAAAACGCCCCCCAAGATTCCCGGCGTCATCCCAATGCTGGATTTTCCGGTCGCATGGTATCTTCCGATATTTTCATTTCCTCAATTTCTTGCTTAATTTTCTCCCATTCTTGAGCATACCACTTGTCACTCCGTGCGCGCCGTTCTTCCGGCGTTTCCGCGAAAAGGTCTACATTCTCCGGAATGTCAAGGAGTTTCTTCGCGAATTTCTCCGCCGCAGCCTCCGGCGTTTCCGCGTCTGACTGAAGAAACGCTATCAGCAGCAGCGTATCGAAAACAAGGCCCCAGTCAGCGGCGCTTTCATTCACCTTCCATCCCTCGTTCCCCCTCACAACTCGGCGTCACCAGCCGTTCCCGGTTCTCGCAAATCAGCTTCTCCGCTTCCCGCAGCGACACCGGCGAATAGTCCGCTTCACACCCGATCGCCGGTTCCACGAATCCGTCATGCGTTCCGTATGTTCCGGCGTGCTGCGCAAAGTCTCCCCCGTTTGGAAACCGAATCGCCCAGCCGTCGTGCAGCCGTTCCAGTCGGGCATCCATCCCGACCTCCACGCAGTACCGGTACAGTTCCAGAATCTTCCCATACTTCCGCCGAACCTACCCCCGCTTCGCCTGCCGCATCCGCTCCCCATAGGAGCAGAAATCCCGTCCGTTGGTATCAATATCGTGCTCGAAACAGTGCCCATTCGGACTATCGGTAAGACCGACGTTTCGCTTCCACTTCTGGCAGCCCTTGCAGCGCACCACCGCCACGGCGTCCACGGTAGGCGCTTTATCTATGAGGTTTATAACCCCGTTCCAGCCAGCACAATATACTGACGGTAATACCTTCCTGCTGCATCTTCCAATGCCAAGCGCGTCGGCATCAATCAGTCTCACGACCATTCCCTCCATCCATCTTCGCCCCACAATGTGGGCAATACTTCGATCGCAATTTCTTATACGCAAATTCTTCTCTGTGTACTCTCCTGCTGCGAACCGAGCAGTACAGCCCAGCGTTCGCGCAATCATCAAGCAAATACCACTCCCCATGCACCACCGGCGCAACGTCGGCGGCGGGCAATCGCTCAATCTAATCCGTCTGTACGGCTTCAATCTCCGCCCAGCCGCATTGAAACAGTTCAACGCCCCTTAGCGCATCCTCGCGCCTGATATATTCGTCAGCCATCTCTTACCTCCACATAAGCCGCCTGGAGCAGCTCGTCCAAGTAGTTTTCGCCGCTGTCACCGATGTAATTACCGTCTGCGCAGTAATACGAATAAGCCGTATATGGCCTAGCCACTATTCCTGTATATTCTTCCAAAAGCTTGTTGAACTCTATTTCGCCGCAACACATATTGATGTCTTCAAGTTCTTCGTATTGTGATTTTGTGATAAACTTAGCCATCGTTTCCCCTCCTCTTGAACTCGCGGCAGGCCGCACCGCAATCCAGCGTCAGCCAGATTGGGTATCCTTTCCCCATATTCGGAGAATAGTCCTTGTCGCCGCTCTTGAAACAATATCCGTAGATGCTTGCTCCATCAGATCTTTCATAAGGCTTCTTCAATTCTGCACAGAATCTGCATTTTGCGCAGCACTTTTTCGGAAGCGAATCCGCATTTCCCTCGAAGAAACATTGCTGTTCATCCACCCTTCTTGCCCTCCAATCCACAGTCCTTCAAAATCATATCCTTGCGCACCATGCAGGCAGCATTTGCCGGAAACACAAACGTCTCATCCGTAGAGCATCGTGCATAGTGCTCGCAGTGGAAGCATTCTCCCAGCACAACCGCGGCCTGAACACCAAGTCCCTCGGCCTGCTTTTCCGGCGGCAAATCCTCCATAAATGCCGTACAATACGTGTCAGCCATTGTCATTCCCTCCATCCATCTTCGCGCCGCATCCGGGGCAGTATTTCGGCAGAGTCTCCGGATCATCCGTCCCGTCGTCAATGCAGTAATCGCACTCGGAGCAGTGCCACACATCGTAAACCATCTCGCCATCGGCATAGCCGTCGGCCTCTCCGATCCAGTGCCCATGCCGCACCGACGCATCATTCGCCCTCTTGTTCCAAGCGTTGATTGCTTCCTGGCGGAAAGTATATTCGCCACTTGTCTGCGAAATATGGCATTTTTGGCAAGAACAAAAATACAAGTCTGTAAACCTGTGCTGAAGCACGGTTATAATAGCTTTCCCGCCGCAGAACGGGCACGGCTTTAACTTATCCATCCCGCACCTCCACGCCAGCCGCTTCCAGCAATTCAGAAAGGTCGGTGTCCACACTGCTGCCAATGAAATCACCATTTTCGTCGTAGTGGTTGTACTCTGTGGTTGGCCGTGATTCTATCCCTGCAAGCTCTGCTAAAATTCTCAAGTACTCATCGTTGTCGAATAACTGGGTATGCACGAGTTTCGAAAATTGCGCTTTTGTTATGCACTTAGCCATCCTTCTTGCCCTCCATTTCCGCCAGCGCCTTTTCAGCTTCTTCGCGGGTTAAAAATACGGTTTTGCCAAATCCATTTAGCGCTACGCCGTACTCCCGCCCTCTGGCCCCTATTGGCTCAAGGCCAACAAATCCGATCTCATTACCGAGGCCGATCTGTTTTATCTCGCACTCGCTTATATGCTTATCCGTGTCCAGCAGGGCAAACACCCGCTGACCTACCTTGCACGGCAGGACGATCACGCGCCCCTTCTGATCTGCCACAGCCAGCTCCCGCAGGCGGGCAATCGGCAGGCCCTCGAACTCCATAATCTGTGCGACTGCCTTGCCCATGAGCGCCGCTTCCAATGCCTCGATCTGCTCCGGTGTCCGTTTGGTGTCCTCATACTGTTTGAGCCGCTCCCAGACCTGCTTTTGGCTGCAACCATCCTTGTATGGGCACGTTGGATACCCGCACCGCGCAATCTCGCAGAAGTTGCCCTCAAAGGTCAGCCGTTCCATCGTCAAATCTCCTTTCCATCAACACTTCTTACACAACGTTTCCCGCAATATTTGCTGTAGGTGTGCTCGATGTGTGCCCCTATGCTAAAAAGAAAATCCGGCAAAAACCGCACTTCGTCCGCCACGTCGATCATTGCAAAGCAGATTCGCATATAGTCCTTCGGTTCCATGCCCTCCGGCAGCGTGGCCGGATTGAGCACGATGTGCCCCTGCGCCTCTATCTGGCGCTGTGCATCTGCAAATTTCGCCCGATAATCCGGGTCGCCGGTGATCTTCCCGGCTATGTAAATTTTCATTGTGTCACCTCCATCTGCTCTATCAGTTCGCACAATCCGTCTGTTGTATCGTTACCATAGATGAGTTCTTCATAGCCGTACCCGCTTCCGTCGCTCAGCATTTCCACGTCTACACCGTTCCGTTCCAACCATAGCCCCACCTCGCGGTCGAGTTTGGCTGCCAAACCCGCGTAGAGTGCAATCTGGTGCATTTTCTTTCGGATGTATTTCGGTACTTTCATCTCACCACTCCATCAGCGCCCGTTCAGCTTCCTCAAGGTATTCATCCTTCGCTTCTGGTCGGCGCTCATTTCCAGGCATCCGCAGACACCATGCCCAGCAAACGGGAAATCCTCAGATTCACCGTTTGCGCACCGCCGCAGCGCCTTGATCAGTTCTTCCGGCTTCAAATTCATATCAAATCCTCCCGAAATTCTTCTAATACTTCCTGCCCCGGAAGCACATCGTTTTCCATCCATGTGTGGAACACATCGATGCCTGTCTGCCAACTCCCACCTTTTCCAGCCAAGCGCCGCACTTCCAACATCCGATCAAACGCGCGGATATATGATTGCTTGTATTTCGGCCATATTATAAATTCCTCTATTCTGGCACGTTTCGAAGCTAACGGGCATCCGATACATCCAACCCGCGTGTGGCCGCATCCATAGAGCGGATTCATGCAGATCTTCTCAGTCTCCGCGTAGTCCCACACCGCCTTGTTGTCCCATCCAATAATCGGATTTACGACACGTCGGCCTTTCATTTGGCAATTTTCAAATTGCATCCGTGTTTCATCATTGTCATTCATCAACGCCAGCCGCTTCCCAACGTCTTTGTGCTGTACTTCCAGCATCCCACGGCCTTTCCGTTTTTGAGATTCTGCCCAGCGAACACCAGTCGCGACAAATCGCCCTTTTGCGCCACCCTCCTTTAGTTCTGCGCAGCAGTATCGCATCCACCTTGTCGGCGGCATCTTTTTTTTCGGTATTAAATTCCACATGGTAACGCGCTTCCCGTCCGGCTGGACGTGCGCGTCGATAGCGCACTTTACGCCCTTTTCCTCCATTCGTCGGAATGTGTCCCGCACATGATAGACCGTTTCCGGCGCATCTGCCGTGGTTAGGGAGTGTAGGACTTCAAATGGAATACCGCTGTTTTCCGCCAGCCGGAGCAGCACATCGCTGTCCTTTCCACCCGAGTATGTAATCACAAGCGGCTGCTTATAGAGCTTCAAGCTCTGCGCCGACGCAAACCGCAGCGCCTCAAACGCGCTCTGTTCCAAGTCCACTACAACAACCCCGCTTTCCGGAATCTCTCCACACTCTTACGATATTCCGCCTGTTTTGCTTCCTCATATTCCAGATACAGCTCACACTTGGCGTGGCATCCCACTGCCCGAGTCGGACAGTCCCGTTCACATGGCGGCTTCACCATAGCGCCTCCTGCATTTCGTCCTCGGCCTGTTTCGCATGAACTCCTGCCAGCATTTTTTCTTGTGCAGCTTTGTAAAAGTTCCGGTCGATCTCAAATCCAAACGCA